AAATAAATGGTGGGGGAAGCAGTGGCGATGGATTCGAATTGAAAATAATTGATGACACTGCAATAAGAGCGCCAGCAGATATACCAAGCGCACCTGACATAAGAGGTAAGATACCCACAAGCTGAGAGGCTTGCTGACCGAAAGCAACAAAAGGGCTAGTTCCAGACTGAACCTGTACAATAAAGTCAGATACCTGATAACCAGCTTGCTGAGTGACAACACCCATACGGTTGCTACTCTTAGTTGCAGCCATCTGCGCTTGTGTATTAGCTTTTAGGGCAGTTCTATATTTACGTAAGCTATCGGCAGCTTCATCCCTTGTAATAACCTCTTGCTTTAGGGCGGCACGAATTTGAGCGTGAGCTACCTTCATTTTTTGCTGAGAGGCAAATACAGGATCAATAGACATTTTCAGTTTGTTGTATGAGGCAGAAACTCTTTCGTTTTCAGCAGCAAACACGGAAGCACTGTCACTTGCACTTTTTGTAGCCTGATTAACCTTTAGAATGTCATTATACATACTTTGGGCGGTATTAGCAAAGTTCTTGTTAGCTTGTGATGCCTTAGCAACTTGGCGTTCCTGACGTGCAAATGCCTCCACAAAAGCGGAAGCACTACGTTCAGCAGACTTAAGTGTTTTGCCTAGAGAGTCAATTTCCCTGTTAGCAGACTTAACACTATTAGTCCTTACCTCTACGCCAATTTCAATAAGGTCAGCCATTTACTTCCTCGCCAGTAATTTTAATCCAGAGGTTATCCAGAGACTTTATCGTTTCTATCTCCCAAGGAGATAACTGCACACTCGTTAAGTCACACCATGCTTTTATTATATCGTAAGAGATAGGATTAGGGCCACTCATACCGTAAGTTCTACCATCATGTAGTTCTAGGAAGGAGGCCCATATATGGGAGGCTACATCAGGGAAGAGAGCATCAGAGTTGAATTTCTCGACATCCTCAACTTCCTTCCCTAACTGTTTTGCTACTTGAGCTAGGTGGTCGGCCTCAGTGGCTTTACCTTTGCCACCTGAGACCTTCCTACCCATCTTAAAGGAGTGTTCAGCAAACTCCTCAAGCTCTACCCTTACTTGCCCAAAAAAGCCTGAGCATCTCCAAGGGCAGCATCGACTTGCTCACGAACCCAAGGGAGGTCAGTAAAGACTTCTCGTACCTTAGCTTCTGTGCAGTCAGGTTGTTCACCACCAAGGGTGATAGACCATCCGTCCACACACTTAATCAGAAGGTCCAGTGCAGAAGCCTCAATTTCCTCAGCAGAGAGGTTGAGCTTACCACCAGTCCGTTGTGCCTTCTGTAGACGACGATTCTGTTGTGCGTGAGCGATAGATTTGTATTTCTTTGAGTAAGGCCCGTGAACCGTAATAGTCATTTCAGAACCATCCTCATTTGTGAGAATTTCTGAGTTGACAGGGTTGTAGAGAGTTACGTCAGTAGTTTCTTTGGTTTTACCAATGTTCATCAAGTCCATGTCGGGATTCCTTTTGATGTGTGTTATGTTGTCGGATTGTATTGTGTCAGGTGATTGATAAAGTGAGCGGGAGCCTCACCCGACAGAAACCCCCGCTCTACCTCTAGCTAGAGGATTACGATGAAGTTCGTGTAAGCTTCAAGTTAGTGGCTTCTGTTGCATCATAGAGTGATACGAACGGAAGAGTAATCAGACGTGACTGTGGGTTCTGGAGTGGAACCGCAGCGCCGTTATACTTGACCCGTGGGAACAGGAATGTATATGGGTTAGCACCTGTGGGGTCGTCAATTTCAACTTCGATTGATGATTCTGTCTCATTCAAGAACTTGTTGATGAGTGTTTCATCTTCGTAGTAAACTGTCATTGTACCTTCAACTACCGCACGACCAAACTCAAGAGATTGTGCTGAGTCTGAACCAATTACGAAGGTAGGTGCAAATGAGTTGCTTACAGAGAAGTCGATGGATGTAACGATAGCAATACCTGAACCACCATCTGAGATAGTACCTGAGTAGCTATCGAAAGGTGCGTTGGTAGAAGAAGCTGTAGGAGCACCACCAGTAGAACCTGTTGTACCAGCTTGTGTCATAGTCTTACCAACCATGTCGAAAGTACCTGTAACCATCTGGTTAGGGGCAATCGAAACTGACATAGTAGAAGCTGACATACCTTTGAACAGACGGAACTGGCTAATGTCGTTAGCTGCATCTTCCATGCTAAAGTACTTAGGTGTAGTACCGATCTTAAGAACGTCAGTTGAGAATGACGACATGAAAGCACTCTCACAGAGAGCATCGAAGTCACCTTTACGGAGGTCTACTTCAATAGAGCCACCAGCTTGCTTGTTACCGTGACGGTCAACACGAGGCATACGGTCAGCTTGGATTTCGTTACCTTCAACACGATCTTTAGTCAGGTCAAGTGAGTGACTGTTGATAGGAAGATTAGCGAAAGTTGGTGTGGATGGTGTTGTTCCGAAAGTTGTCTCTGCAATGTAGGACAGGCTGGAACGGCTACCTTGTGCGAAAGCCATAGTTATTCTCCTTCGTCCAGAGCTTCATCTGCTCTGAGGTTGATTGGGGTGTTAGTTTTCTTAGCGGGGGTTGCAGCTTTAGGAGCTTCCACAAAGTCAGCCCCCAGTGTTTTAGCTACATCATCAGGAACTACGTCCCCAACAAAATATGTTTTACCTACGTGGGCAAAGTTCTTTAGTGCTTTATACATCTTATTGTATCCTTTAGGCGCTGTAGATATACCATCCGATATTCACTACCGTGTAATACCAAGGGCTGTCTACGAAGCCGTTGTCTCTCTCAGCGTAGTCAACAGAAACTATAGTTGTCTCACCACCGCTTGTGAAAGAAATGTCAGTTGTAGCATCAAAGGCTTCTATGACCTTGTTAGCTATGTCGTCAGCAGTAGCGGGGCCACTACCCTCTGGAGTATAACAGAATACTCTGAATACACCCTGATACCGTTGCTGTGGATTTAAGCCCCGTACAGCGGGTCTACGTGACGTAGGGACAAAGGCTACCTTAAGGAAGCTAGTGCCTGTCTGTGGCTCAAATGAGACGTTCTCATAGGCTATCCCAGAGGGTAGTCCAGAGGTTCCAGCTAGGTGGCTCTCAAGGGCGGCTCTAATGTCGTTATAGATACTGCTCATCTGAACTCACTCCTAATCTTCTCAAAGACGTGGTAACCATCTTTTTGCCAATTCTCACCGTTCTCAACGTCTCTTGAGTGAGGTGCTCTATTACGAAGGGTGGACTTTGTGTTACCTGACCCTACCATAGTCTTAAAGTCTATGCCTTGTATGTCAGACATAAGCTGAGAGAAACCTTCGTCCTTCTTAGCTTTAGGGTTCTGTCTTCGTGGTTTGTTATCAGAGCTTCTAGAACGTCCACCACCAAAACCAGCAGGGCCGATGGAAAAGGATGTAACGTAAGCACCCGTATCAATGGACTGGTCAGGTACAGCTACGTAGATAGCATATTCAGCTATCTCTTCAAACTTCTCTTCTACAGCTTGGGCTGTCACAGTCTCTATCTTGTCCTTGACAGATTGCATTGTTGCTTGAATACTGCCGCCGTAAGCCATTACTCTCTAACCTCACAGATGTAGCACACTGCACTACCACCAGAGAAGATAGTATTTACGCTTACAATAGAAACATTGTCACCTTGACCTATGATAAGGTCTTCATCATCAGGTTCTACAGCAAGGCCAAGTGCAGGCAGAACACAACGTCTTGAACCCCGTCTAACTTCATCACCGATAGGAAGCCCCACAGAGAAATTAAAGAAGTAGCCATCAACTACATAATCTGTTGTAGCTGAACCTGATACAGAACCTGTCGCTGGGTCATAAGTTCCAGCAGTTGTCTTCTTACGTAGCGTAAGCTCTTCTCCGTGGTCTTGGACCAGCTTTAGGAGGTCGTAGGAACGAAAGGTCATACTTTAGCTCCTCTTACTCGTATTCTGGGGTTTGATAGCTCGGAGGGTTCTTGAAACGGTCTCTGCGGAAAGCACCTTCAATACGGTTAGTGTTAGCTCTAACAGCCTCTACACCTGACTTAGTAATACCACCAGCTAGGATACCTACAGCAGCACCTGAGGTTTTACCTTGGTACTCTAGGTTATCAGCTAGAGTTGAGTAATGCTTCATAAGGTCAGAGTAGTCAGACTTAAGAGCACCATCAAGACTTGTGGTTACAAGACGGGCATACTTAGATGCGATAATACGAGCTACCCAACCAGCAGTGAAATATACACCATCACCATTCTGAGAAAGACCAAAGGTAATCTCTTCGTTCTGGACTTGCTGGTCAGTCGTATCTGTATCACCTACAAGAAGACGCACTGTGTTGAGACGACCTGAGGCCGTAGTTGTATCCAAATCTGTAGGATCGTATGACCAAGCCATTCAG